CTTTAAAGAAAGTAATTTGAGGATTACCAGTTAAATAAACATCCTGAGCACCATAAGCAACAAGTTGAAGAAGACCACCACCCATTTATGCTATATTCTTTATACTATAATAGGAGAAAAAAATTATCTAATTAAAATATACAAATCCTATTTCAATTATATAAGCATATTTATAAATAGTAAATTTAGATATTATAACATATATTATGTTTAAAGATAAAACATCAAAAAAGCGAATATATAATAATAAAGAAATATCTACATTAGATGCGATGCATAATAAAATTATTAATAATTATTCAACCAAAATTATAGAAGAAAAAAATAATTTAAATAAAATTAAAGAATTAGAAAATATTTTTAACGATATTAATAATGAAATCTTTAAATATAATAAAGATGATTTAATTAATGATAAATATTATAATGAATTATGGAGTAGTAATATTAAAATTAAGGAGGATATTATTAAAATTAAAGAACAAATTAAAAATATCAATAATACAAATGAAATTGAATATTATGAAAATACTAGTTATATTTTATTTAATTATTATGATATGCTTGAAAAACAATCTAATAATTTTGTAAATAATGTTAAATATAAAAATAAATCTATTATCGATTCATTTAATTTATCATTAGATAAAGATAAAGATAAAGATAAAGATAAGGATAAAAATAAAATTAAAGATAAAAATATTGATAGTGATAGTGATAATGATAATGATAATGATAATGATACTTATAGTGATAAAGATAGTGATAAAGATAGCGATAAAGATGATGAAAAAATTATAGAAAAAAGTTCTCTTGTTGATAAATATCTTTCTATTACCAATAATAATCATATTAGAAAAATTCATTATGATAATAGAGAATTATGTCGTAATTGTTGTAATACTCTTACTTGTCTTCAACATGATGCTATTATGATTTGTAATATTTGTGGTTATCAAGAACCATTATTAGTTGAACAAAATAGACCTATTTTAAAACAAAATACTAAAGATATCTCTCATTTTAGTTATAAAAGAATTAATCATTTTAGAGAATGGTGTAATCAAGTTCAAGGTAAAGAAAGTACTGATATACCTAATGAAGTATTTGAAAAAATTTTAAATGAAATTAAAAAGGAAAAAATTATTGATACTAGAAATATTAGTTATAATAAAATGAGAGAAATATTAAAACGATTAAGAATTAATAAATATTATGAACATATTAATTATATTATTAATAGAATTAATGGTATTCCTACTCCACAATTTTCAACAGAACTTGAAGATAAATTATGTAATATGTTTAAAGATATTCAAGCTCCTTTTCTAAAACATTGTCCTAAAAATAGAAAAAATTTTTTATCATATAGTTATGTTTTATATAAGTTTTTTCAAATATTAGGACTTAATGAATATTTAAAATTTTTCCCATTACTTAAAAGTAGAGAAAAATTATATGCTCAAGACCAAATATGGAAAAAAATATGTGAAGAATTAAATTATATTATTATACCTTCTCTTTAAACTGCTGGGAAACCTATTAAACGGAAACCTGCACCTAATCCTACACCTTGACGAGCTCCTGCTGATATTGATGGTGATAATAAATCGAATATTGAAAATACACATGCTGCTGTTAATGCTATCATCCATATTTCACTTATTTTTAATTTTTGTTGTGGTAATGCATAAGCAGCAAGAGCTACAAATATTGCTTCTATTGCATATTTAAGTAATCGGATTAAAGCTTCCCATATATCAAATGTATAAGTAGCATCACTACCCATTATATCTATAATCTCTTTATATTAAATAAAAAGAAAATAAAAAAAATATATATAAGATTTTTATTTTATTTATATTTAGTAAATGACGATTGAAGAAACTGTTGTGTCCACTAAAGAAATCGATTTTCTTGATGAAGATAAACCTATTCGTAATCAAAATTATTGTCTATTATCTTTTTTAAGTCCTGAAGAAGTTCTTACTAATAAAGAAACCTATTATTTTTCTAAATTTTTAGATAAATTTGGTAAAGATATGCAAACTCTTCTTGATAATCTTGGTCATAAATATTCTGATAGTAAAGATTTAATTGATACTATTAAAAATAATCATTCTTATATTTTCTCTCAAAAAGAATTAGATGAACAATTTAAATTTTTTAAATCTGTTAATTCTGCTGAAATTGAAAAAGATTTCCATAAAGAAAATAATTTTGTAACTAGTGTTAGAGGTATTAAAGTTAGAGGTGTTTTTGATACTGTTGAAGAAGCAAAAAATAGATGTGAATTTTTAAAGAAAATTGATAATAAATTTGATATTTATATTGGTCAAGTTGGTTGTTGGTGTCCATGGTCTCCAAATCCTAATGATTTACAAGATCAAGAATATTCTGAAACTCAACTTAATACTTTAATGAAGCAATATAAGAAAAATATGGAAGATCGTGATGAAGTTTTTGATAAGCGTAAAAATGAAATTATTTCAAAAACTAAAAAAGAAGGAGATATTGTTTCTGAATTAACTGAAGAAGATCCTTGGTCTGCTCGTAAAAGAGAAATGACTAATGAAGAAGTTAAGGAAGAAGTTAAAGAAGAAGTTAAGGAAGAAGTTAAAGAAGAAATTAAAGAAGAAATTAAAGAAGAAGTTAAAGAAGAAGTTAAAGAAGAAGTTAAAGAAGAAGTTAAAGAAGAAGTTAAAGAAGAAGTTAAAGAAGAAATTGAAGAAGAACCTAAGGTAGAAGTATTTTTAGGAAGACAAATGAGCGAATAAATTTTTATATCAATAAAAATTATTCTTTTATTTTTATATAATAAATATAAATATGAAAGCAATTGTAATATTTATATTATTTTTAGGAATGATATTAATAGTTAAAGGATATTATAGTAAAAAATATAAAAATTTATCACAACCAAAAGTTATAATTAAATATATACCAAGAAGTGAATATGAAGAACAATTATCTGATGAACAAAAATTATCAGAATTTTATAAAGGAATGTTTGAAAATACACAACCAAATATTTATAATCCAAATATTAATAAATGATAAAGAAATATAATTTATAATTAGATTATAAATAAAATATGTTAATTAATAATTTAGGATTACTATTAATAAATACTATAAATAATAATACACCAACAAATAAAAATAAACTTTTTATTGGAATTACTAATTATAAAAAAGATTTACAAAAAAAACAAGATTTTATTAAAAAACAAAAAGATAATTATATTAATAATTATGAACAAAAAAGAAATGAAGATAAAATAAATTATGATGAATATTTACATAATCGTAATTTATTATTTAATAAATGGAAAAAAACAAAAAATCCTATAGATTTACAAACATTATTATCATATAAATTACCAGAATTATATAATGTTGATAATATATATACTTATGATATAAAAAAATCAAATTTAAAATAATACTTCTTCATCAGCTCCATAATCACCTAATCCTATAAAAAAACCTATTATTGAAGTAATACCACCAATAATATATAATATTTTATCAATTAATATTTTAATTAATGTTAAAGGATATTCAATTAAATTTAATATTAATAATAAAAAATCATTAATATATTTACCAATATTTTTAAAAAAAGTTGTTATTAATTCTACAATATATATAATTATAAGTAAAACATTTTTAAATAACCAACCTATACCAGTAAATATATAAGATATTAATACAAATAATGGTTTTAATTGTATAAAAATATTAATTATTAACATAAATAATGTATATAAAATATCACCTATTAATTTAAAAATATCTATAATTGAAGAAAGTATTTCATTCATTATTTTTTTATTATTCTATTATTTATTTATAGATTAGATATAAGAAAATGGAAGAAAAAAAATTTAAATTTCATTTTATAGCTTTTATAATTGCTTTTGCTATTGGTATATTATTTGTATATTTATCAGCACCTAAAAGAAGAATAATAATTAAATATCCTACACCTTATAATATTGATAAAATTGTTTATAAAAATGAAAATGATATATGTTATAAATATAAATTAGATGAAGTTAAATGTACAGATAAAGCAATAAATCAACCAATTATATAATTATTATTATTCTATTATAATAGAGAATGAAAATTAAAGATATTATAAATAGATTATTTTATACTGAAACTGGACAATTATTTATTAGCGGATTAATTGGTTTATCTATTGCTTTATTATTTAAAAGAGTTTGTAAAGAAAATTGTGTTTTATATATTGCACCTAAAAATACAGAAATAGAAGGTAAAATATTTAAATTAGAAGATAATTGTTATAAATATTCTACAATTAATGTTAAATGTAATGAAAAACCTATTTCTTATTATGAAGGTTATTTAACACCTGATAATATTATTAAACAACCTAACTTTTTTGAAAAAATGTTTGCGTAATTTTTTTTTATTATTTTTATAAGTCTTTATTAATATAATAATTATCTTTAATGAATATGACAACAAGTTTAGACGATATCCCTTTAAAAACATCTAAAAATAATGATAATATTGTAGATGATATTAATGATCCTATGGTTAAAGATATTTTAAATGAATTTGAACAAGAATTAGAAATAAATACTAAACAACAAATACAACCTAAAGAAGAATATACTGTTAAATATCAATCACAACAACAATATGATGATATACCTATAAAACCTATTAAAAAAATACAATCTAAAAATATATCTTATTATAATGAAATATATATTAAAAAAACTGCTATTATTATAATTATTGTAGGATTTATTTTTTCACCAATAGTTTTTTCTACATTAATTGAAAAATTACCTAGTTCTTTTACTCCTATTTTTCAAAATTATAATTTTTATATTAAATTATTATTATTATTTATTATTATTTATATTTTATTATTTTATAATTTACTTTAAATATTTTAAATTATCTAATTCATTTTTATTATCAAATGCCATATAATGAACTTCATCTGAATTTAATCCTTGTATTCCATAACCATTTTCTATTTTTTTTATTTCAGTATAATAATTTTTTTCATCATATATATTATTTTGAGCTTTATCTAATAATTCTTCTGATATATATGGCATTATTATTGAATTATTTTCTTCATTTAATGATACATAATGTTCTTTTATATTTTCAGTATTTGATTTTTTTTGTGGTTTTATATCTCCTATAAAATTATCTATATTATTATAATTATCCATTCCAAATGGTGTATATGCTTTTATTAATGGTTCTTTTAAATCTTTATTTGTATTTGAACTATTATTTATTATTTTTTGATAATGTTTAAAATATATTACTAAAAATATTATTCCTAATAAAAATCCTATTATTTCATCAAATACTACTATTATAAATATTATTAATATTGCTATTAATAATTGATTTATTTGTATTGTTAATACATTTGGTATATCTATATCAATAAATATTGCTACTATTAATATTATCAGTAAAAATAGACGAAATAAATCTAATATCATCTTTATAAAATATATATAAAATTATTTTATTATAGATATTTGTTAATATTATTTCTTTAATGGAAACTTATTTATCTAATAGAGGTTATGCTATTATTAAAAATGATAATAATAAAAAAATTATTAAAGATATTAAAAAAGATTTAACTGTCTCTCCTATTATTAATAATACTATTTCTTCTTTTAATACATCTAATAAAGAATATCCTATTTTTCTTGAAAGTGATAATAAAATTTATATTCCTAAATGTTATGGATTAAATAAATTTGGTATTCCTACTTTTAATAATATTTCTTCTGGTATTGATTGTCCTAATCTTATTTTTACTGGTACTTTAAGAGATATTCAAAAAAAACCTATTGAAGATTTTATTAATGCTGCTAATAATCCTATTAAATTAGGTGGTATTATTAGTGTCCCTTGTGGTTTTGGTAAAACTATTATGGCTATTTATATTGCTTGTTATTTTAAAAAAAAAACTTTATTTATTTCTCATAAAGATTTTTTAAATGAACAATTTATTAATAGTATTAAAGATTTTGTTCCTACTGCTTCTATTGGTAAAATTAAACAAAATAAAGTTGATGTTATTAATAAAGATATTGTTATTGCTACTTTACAATCTTTAGCATTAAGAGATTATGATAGTTCAATTTTTAAAGATTTCGGTTTAGTTATTATTGATGAATGTCATCATATCGCTTCTGAAGTTTTTTCAAATGCATTTAGAAAAATGAATATTAAAATTACTCTCGGATTATCTGCTACTTTAAATAGAAAAGATGGATTGCGTAAGGTTTTTGAATGGTATTTAGGTAAATCTGTTTATACTTATAAATCTGATAAAAATACAAGTGATATGATTGTTCAAGTTCATAAATATTTCTCTCCTTCACATGAATATAGTTTTATTAAAACCTTTTATAATGGACAACCTAATATTGTTTCTTGTGTTAATAATATTTGTAATTATAAACCTAGAACTTTATTAATTATTAATATACTTAAATCTATATTAATAAATGAACCTGATAGAAAAATATTAATTCTATCTGAAAGAAAAAATCAATTAAAAGATATTGAAGAACTTATTAAAGATAATCAAATTGCTTCTTATGGTTATTATATTGGTGGTATGAAAATGTCTGATTTAGATATTTCTGCTACTAAACAAATTATTCTTGCTACTTATCAAATGAGTAGTGAAGGTCTTAATATTCCAACACTTAATACATTAATTTTAGCTAGTCCTATTAGTGATATTCAACAATCTGTTGGAAGAATTTTAAGAGAAAAAAAAGAAGATAGAAAATATATTCCATTATGTATTGATATTTTTGATGAACTTTCTGTTTTTAAATTTAAAGGTTATAAAAGATTAAAATATTATAAATCTAATGTATATATTATTAAAAATTACATAGAAAATTTATTTGTTAATGAAAATAATAATGATTATGATGAAAATAATGATAATACTAAATTAGATGATAATAAAGAAATAAATATTTCTTATTTTATAGATGATGAATAAAAATAATAATATAACTATAATTTTGATTTTTATAGTAATTTGTCTATTTTTTATATTAATATATTTATATAATAAAAATAATAATTCTTATAATAAAAATATAATTCCTATACAAAATTTTAATCAAAATATAAATAATAATAATATAAATAATAATAATATAAATAATAATGAAATAAATAATAATGAAATAAATAATAATCAAATAAATAATAATCAAATAATTATTGATGAAATAAATATTGATACTAAAGGTTATGAAAATGAATTAATGTATATACCAAATAATCTTAAAGAAGGTACTTATATTTCTCAATTTAAAGAAATAGATTTATCTAAAATTCCTATTAGTAATAATCAAATTACTTATAATCCTCAACCAAAATGTTCTTCTAATCCTTTACCTTATGCTAATATAAATGTTAAATATTTATTATCTCAAAAATAATTTTATAATTCTTTTATTGTTTTAATATTTATTATATTATTATTAATATCTATATATTGATATTTATTAGTACCAAATGCTCTTGATAATCCTGTATCACAATACCATATTTGATTATCTATTAAAGTTATATTTTCTAATGCAGTATGTCCTACAAATAAATAATTTACATTAAGTTCTTTAAATATTTTTTTTGTTTCATTAATATTATTTTTATTTCTATTCCATAAAATACCTTGAGAACCAATTATTATATTATCTAATATTTCTTTATCTTCTATATTTATTTTATTATTTTCAAGATAATTTTTAAAAATATAATTAATATAAAATATATCTTTATTATATTTTTTTAATATTTCTAAATGACTTAATTCTAATTTTGCATGACAAAATAATAAATCTTTAATTTTAATTATTAATGGTCTTTTTGCTAATATTAATGATAATGAACCTTGAGGTTTAAATAATTGTTTTCTTTCTATTATTTTTTCTTCATTATTTTCTAAATTATTATTTAAACTTGATTGTGATACATATGAAAAATCTCCTATTATATTCATTAATTCATGATTACCTATTAATGATATACAATATCCACCTTTTACTCTTGCTATACTATTTAAATGTTCTGTAAAATAAATCATTTCATAATCATTTAAAACTTCCCAATTTTTATCATTATTTCTATTTAAACTATCTATTTGATCTCCTAATTGAACTATAATTGTATTTGGTGGTTCTGCTATCCATTCAAAATTATTATTTATTATTTCACTATCTATTAAAATAGATTTAAATCGTTTAATATCTCCATGAACATCTCCAATAATTATTATACGATTAATATCATTTATTTCATTTATATAATTATTAAACATATTTATATCTAAAATATATAAAAAAGTTTAATATAAAAACAAATAAATTATTTACAATTAATATGTTTTTTGCTATATTTTAAATAATTTTTGAATTATAATATTATCAAATTTAGTATTATCATAATCAGTAACATATTTATCACTTAAATAAATAATATTTGTTTTTTTTTTTATATATATATGTAATATATTTGATTTTTTAATACTATCATTTAAAGTTATTTGTATAAAATTAATTAAACTTTTATAATTATAGGGTGTATTATAATTAGTAATTAAATTTATTATACATAAATCTTCTATATTTTTAATTTTTTGTTTTTCAACTTTTTTTAGTAATGTTATAATGTTTTCTTTATTATTTATATCAATATTACTTATATAATTTATTAAATATTTATTTATTATCTTTAAATCATTTAATAAATTTAATGAAGCTGTTACATTATAAAAATAATTTTTATAATTTTTAATATTTATATTATCATATATAATATCTAAATTTGCAGGAAAAAAATTATTTATAAACATAATAATAATTTTTTTATTAAATAATTCTTTTATTTTAGGACTTAATATATCATAAAATCCACATGGACCATTAAATATAATTTTAATTTTATCATACTTATTTATAATAGAAGTAAAATCACAATTTTCTTTATTATTATTATTATTCATATTTAATAACTCATATTCTGTTGTAACTTTACTACATAAAGTTATATTATCTAAATTTATATTTTCAAATTTTTGATTAAATATAATATTTTCCATTTCAAAATTTTCTGTAATTTTATAAGGATTATTTTCATTTTCAGGTCCTCTAATTATATAATAGTTATTATTATTACTATTAATTTCATAAAATATTTCATGTAATAATGCTGCTGATTTTGCAATAATTTGAGAAGATTTATATATATTTGAATTATAGTTATAAAAAATATTATTACTATCATTTTTAAATAAATTTATATCATCATCATCTATAAATAAATCTTTATCAATATTATTTCTAATTCCTTTTCTTTCTGCTAAAATAGACATTAAACCATAATTTTGCTTATCTTTTATATAATCAGATAATCTATGAACTTCATAATATCCTTCTATACTATTTGTATCAATCATATTAATAAAAAGAACTTTATCATTATCAGAAATATCTAATATTATTTTATCTTCTGGTAGTTTATATTCATGAATATCTTCAATTGCTTGATCAGGTCCAACTTTAGTAGGTCCACGTTTCATTAGTCTATTAATAATAAAAATAAAAATATTAATTATATTTTTTTATTAATTCTTCTTTATTATCATTATTTTCATAAATATACCATTTTTTATTTTCAGCATCCCATTTTGCTCCTTTTGCTTTAGCATCATTTTTTTGATGATAAGATACATTTAAATAAATTTTTTTATTTTCATTATTTTTATTATTTTTATTTGTAGTAAAATTATTAATAGATTTATTTGCTAATAAATCAGCATAATAATTACCAATAGAATGTCTATCTTTATTATTAGTATGTGCCATAATATGTTTATATTTAATATTATATTTATTAGTTAATTCAAAAAGTTTTTTAACTAAATCAATATTTGGAGGAATTTTATCATTTGAAGTTTTCCAATTATTAGCTTCAAGTTTTTTACCATAAGTAGTAGCACATTTAATTATATATTCACTATCAGTTACAATTATTTTATTTTCAATAGGATTTTTTTTAATAATATTAATAGCTTCAATAACAGCAACTAATTCAGCAATATTATTAGTAAGTTTTGTTTGTGAATTATCTAATTCCATAGAAACATTATTAGGATCATCTTTAGAAAAATAAATACCAATACCAGCTCTAGCATTAGTATTACCATTATTAATACAAGCACCATCAGTATAAACATATAAAAATTTAGAATATTCATCTACAAAAGTAGTAGCATCTTCAATAGAAGAGAATTTTTTATAAATAGGATTTTTATAATTATCAATTTGAGATTTACATTCATTCCAAGACATATATACACCAGGTTTAATACCAATAGCAACAGCATAAAAACTATTCATTTTTTATTTATATAAATAAAAAAATGATATAAACTTATATATATATAAAAACCTAAAAAATGCAAACAGGTATTATATCATTTGGGGATAGGGTAGCATGGAATATAAAATGTAATAATACAAAAGATAAAATATTAGATGAAATATATAATTTATATGGAATAAGAATAATTCAAAAACATTATTTTAAGATAGATGAAAATAATATTAAACATTTATCAAAAGTACCTCATATGATTTCATTAAGAACTAATGGAAATCGATATTATATTTATTTTACTAAATATAATGATGTAGAAATCATTTATTTTATAGATATGAAGATACATACAGGTTATGAAAAACCACGAATAATTTTAGCACGAGGTTTATTTAATCCATCTTTATTTACAAATACATTAATTGAAGGAGAAATGGTAAAAACAAAGGAAAATAAATGGATATTTATAATAAATGATATAATAGCATATGAAGGTAAAAAATTAGAAAATTTAATTTTATTAGAAAGATTAAAAATAATATATAATTTATTAAATGATAAATATACACCAGATCCTATATGTGATGTATGTAATTATCAAATAAAATCATATTATTATTTATCAAAAAAATCATTAAATGAATTAATAGAAAAATCAAAAAGTTTAAATTATACTTGTAGAGGAATATATTTTAATTCTTATTATTTAAAACATAAACCTAAATTATATAATTTTGATGAAAAAGTAATTATAAGTGTTCAAAAGAAAGTAAAAGATATAACAGAATTTAAATCTTCAAATCAAAATGAAATACAATCAAATATAATAGTACCTACACAAACAACATCAAATTTTATAATAACTTCAAATATTCAAACAAAAGAAGAAAAAAAAGAAGAAATAAATAATGATAATTATCATTATTTATGGGTAGCTAAAACAGATGATGCAGATATATATTATTTATATGATAATTATAATATATTAACATCAAATAAAATAGGTGTAGCATTAATAACAACATTAAAAGATAGTATAGAAATTCGTAATAAATTTAAAGATAAGAATTTAACATATACAATGAAATATAAATGTATTTTTAATGAAAAATTTAATAAATATCAACCAATAGAACAAATATCTTAATTTATTTTTATAAAAAAAATAATTATTAATATTTTTATTTTTTCATATAAATATTATTTATAATAATTATTATAAAAATGAATGAAATTGGATATTTAAATTTACTTAAAGATGTATTGGATAATGGAATAAAAAAAGAAACTAGAAATGGAAATACATATTCTTCTTTTGGATCATTATTAAAATTTGATATAGAAAATGGTATAAAATTTCCATTAATAACAACAAAAAAAGTATTTTTTAAAGGAATAGTAGAAGAATTATTATGGTTTTTAAGAGGTTCAGTTAATTCTAAAGAATTAGAAGAAAAAGGAATAAATATTTGGAAAGGAAATTCTAGTAGAGAATATTTAAATTCTGTTGGATTATATGATTATGAAGAAGGTTATTTAGGACCAATATATGGTTATCAATGGCGTTCATTTAATGGTGTAATAGATCAAATTAAATATGTATTAGAAGAATTAACATTAAAAAATAGTAGAAGAGCATTAATAAGTGCTTGGAATCCATGTCAATTAAAAGAACAAGCATTACCACCTTGTCATTTAATTTATAATTTTTATAAACATGATGATAATAATTTAAGTTGTATGATGTATATGAGATCAGGTGATTTATTTTTAGGATTACCTTTTAATATAGCATCAACAACATTATTAACATTAATTATAGCAAAAGTAATGAATATGAAAGTAAAAAATATATGTATAAGTATTTGTGATAGTCATATATATGAAGAACATATATCACAAGTAAAAGAACAATTATTAAATGAAATATATGAACCACCACAATTATATATAACTAAAGAACTAGATAATATAAATGAATTATCAATAGATGAAAAAATAAAATGGATAGAAGAATTAAAATATGAAGATTTTAAATTAGAAAATTATAAATGTCATAAAATAATAAAAGGAATTATGAAATAAATCCAATATCAGTTAAAAATAAATTATTATTTTTAAGTTTCAATGAATATAAAAATCCATTGAAATTATTTATTTTTTTTATAGATTTAACTTTATTCCAAATAAAATTATCATGATTAAAATAATTATAATGAAAATTTGTTATTTTTCTTGGTATTTTTATTTGAATATTATTATCTTTATAATAAGAATTTATAGATACTCCTAATAATAAATATGTATATTTAATTATATAATAAATTTGTTTATTTGGAACTGTTATTTCATTATTTAATTCAATTAATCCATTTGCAAATACTTTTAAATTATCTTTATTTGTAGTCATAATATTATATAATGTAATTTTAGGTATATTCAAATTATCCATATCAATAATAATATTTGTATTAATATTTTTAATAGTAATATTATAATTTATATTATTATCATTTAAATATTTAATAAGAAAATCAATTGTATCTTTATGTTTTTCATTATTAAATATATAACTTGATATATTATTTATTAATAATCCTTGAAATCTATAATAATCATTATTATAATCATTATTATTTTTATATAAATCTATATTTGTAGGAAATCCTATATAATCAAAACTAGATAATTCTGAAATACTTGTATTATTAATATATTTACTATCATTAAAATTTAAAAAATTAGAAATATCTTGAATATCTATATCTAATGGAATATTTTGAATAGCTTTAATATTAATATTATTATTTAAAAAATAACTATCAATATTATTAATAAAATTAATTTTATTTAAAGAATATTTTTTTTTATAAATTTTTTCAATTTCATCAATTTCTTCATAGTAAATTTTATTATCTTTATTTAATTATATAATTAAATCTGTTTTTTTAAGATTATCAATTCTTATTAAACCTCTATTAGTAAATATTAATATATCACCTTTTAATAATTTAAACATACAATCTTATATAATAAAGATGAATAAATGTTTTATATAATTTTATTTAAGGAGTATATTTATCACAATTCATATCTGACCAAGGAACTTTACATAATTTAGAATAAGCACATCTAAATATATTATTATCAAAATTATTATCTTTTTTATTAATATTTTCATCTGTATTAGCTAAAAACATAGGATAAACACTATCACAAATTAATGGAAAATGTTTTATATCAGTATATTGTCCATCTAATGTATCACTAGCAGTTATATTACCTGTATCTTTAAAAATTTTAATATATTTATCATCAATTTTATTTAATAGATCATTAGTAGGATCACTATCAAAATTTTGATAATTTATAGAAAATTTATTTTTATAAATATCTTTATTAATATTATCATTTTTAAAAACACGTTCAAATATTACATAATTAGAATTACTATTATTTTCATTTCCTACAATTTTATAATTATTCATTAATAAAGTATTTTTATTTAATTCATATTTTAATTTCAAATTTAAATTATTTTTAAAAATCTTTTCATTAATATCATTAATTTTATTTGTATCTAATAAATTTACATATAAATTATTATTATTATCTATAATTTGAGTATTTATAGGTTTATTACTAGTATTTTCTAAATTAGTAAAATAATAATTATCACTAGAAGCAGTGTAAATATCTTTTTTATCAAAAATATTACTATTTAATTTACATCTATAATTAAATAAAGAATAATTAACAGAATTAGAATCAAAAACATTTTTAAATAATACATCATCATTATTAACTTTTTCTAAAGTCCAATAATCAGGACAACTTAAATTATCATATTTAGCATTTCTATCTATTTTATATGGTTTAAAATAGTAAATTTGATAAATTAAATATAAAATAATAATAATAGTTCCAAAAATATATACAATAGTAAAAGGTAAAAAATTACTTAATAATATATATTTAATTTTATCTGATAAATAACTAGCAATTAATAATAAAATAGCAAAACTTGCATATAAAACACAAATAGCAATAGTACCATAAAAAACTTTTTCTCTTTTTTTATTATAAATTGCTTTATCATAATCAGTTAAAGTTTCATCATTATCACTATTATATGGTTTAAACGTTTTATTGCCCATTTAAATAGTTTTTATTATTTCTATATTATATAAATGATTTTATTTAGTAATATTAAATTAAAAATAATTTAATTCGCGAGTTTTTAAACCTTTTTGAGATGATAATAAAGGATTTTCCATTGGCATCTTTAAAGTACTAACATCTTTTTTATAATCAATATATTGTTTAATATTAGTAATAATTTCATTAGAACACCAATTAATAACATAAGTATTAAGTTCTTTAATTTGTTCTTTAATATTAAAATTTAAATTTTTAGATTTTTCAAAATAAATAGATCTCATTATAATACTTAATTCTTGTTCACTTTGTTTTCGTATATTATATTCTCCATTACTTTTATTATAAACACTATTAATTATTCCTTGTTGAATAATATTAACATTGTCTCTTGAAAAAAAAGTTTCAGATAAACAATTACCACTATAATTTCTACTAATAGTATCTAAATTTTTAGCATCATATAAAATAGGATTATTATTAAGTATTTTATAAGTTTTACTATCTTCTTGAAATAAATTAACTTTACCATTTAAAATATAATTATATTCATCTCTATTCATTTCTTTTCTCTCTATTTTATAGAAATAGAAAAGATATGGATAATAATTACTTATATGATTATGTAAAATTTTTATTAGATAAAAATGATATTAAATTAAAAGATGATAAAACATGTAATCATTTAACACAATGTATAGAAAATATAATTTTTAATGTAGTATCAATAGCTTCTATAATAACATTTATTAATAATTGTAAAATAATAAATAAAGAAAGTATAAAAATAATTAAAAAATATCTTGATAATAAATGTGATAAAAAAGCTAATAAAAAAATAGGTGGTGGTGGATCTATTGTTTTACCTTCAGAATTTTATGGTATTGATAGTCTTCGTTATTCAGCTACAAATGGAATACAAAGTGATATTCTTCGTGTAGATTTTGCTGGATCATTGTTAAGACCTCAAATTGGAGGTGGAAAAAAATCTAAATTATTAAATAAACCAATAGTTAATGCAATTCAAGATATTTTAAATTATTATAAATTAAAAGCATCAAAAGAAACAATTAATAAAATACTTAAATTAATAGAAGATTATATAAAATGTTTAATTGAAACATTAAAAGAAAAAAAAGGAGTAATAAGTATATTAACTATAAAAAAAATGATGAAATCTAATAAATTATTTGATATATTTAAATAAATAATAAATTATTATAATTAATAAAATGCCTATTATAACTATAGATGGTAATATTGGTGGTGGAAAATCAACAATATTAAATTATCTTCATAATAATTATAATATATATATAGATTTAGAACCTATAGATAAATGGAAACCATTTTTAGATAATATTTATAATAATAAAAAAAATTATTTTAATTTTCAAATTAGAGTTTGGTTAGATCGTTCTTGGATACAAGAAAAAGATTGTTCAACATCAATAATAATGGAAAGAAGTCCATTTTTTATAAGAAATACATTTAATAAATATATGTTTGAAAATGAATTAATAAATATTCAAGAAAATAATATAATTAATGAATTATATGATAAAACTGATATAATATGGAAATCTAGTTATTATATATATATTCGTTCATCACCTGAAAAATGTTATGAAAGAATAATGAAAAGAGGTAGAGATAATGAAAAAGAAATAACTTTAGATTATTTAAAACAAATACATATACTTCATGAAGAAACTTATAAAAAAGCAAGAGAAAATAAAATGAATGTTATTTGTATTGATATTGAAAATAAAACATTAGAAGAAATAGCAATAATAATAATAAATTATTTAAATAAAATATATAGCATTAAATAAAATAAAATTATCATTATAATATTTTATTTTATTTATTAATAATTCAAATGTTTTCAATAATAAAAAATATATATCTATATTAATATTTATATCAAATATTAAATTTTTAATTTCTTTATTTTTAGCAATATTTATACAAAAATAAATAAAACTTAATAAAAGTTTATAATTATTTTTAATTGTATATATATATAATATTGTTAAATTTTTATTTTTTATATTATAATTAAGACTTCCTATATTATGTTTATTTGTTATTAATCCTATTGGATCATTTATTATATAATCTTTATTATAAACTCTTAAATATCTATTAATATATTTTCTATCTATATCTTTTGTTATTAAATATTTTTTTTCTATTAATTCTTTATTTAAATAACATTTATTATAAGTTTGTATTTTACTAAAATTATTTGAATTATATAATAAATATATTAATATATTTATATCTTCTAAATATTTAAAACAATAATATGGACTATAAGTCATTAAATTATAATAATTAATCATTATTATTTTTATATACATCTATAATTTCATAATTATAAACTTTATAATTATCTAAATTATAAATTTTATTATAATTTATAATTGTATCATTTACATTTTTATTATTTCTTTTATTTGCATTAAATATACATTGTTCTTTATCATTTTTAAATAATATTAATTTTATTTCCTTTTTATCTAATATTTCTTCAAAACATTTCATATATTTTATAAATAATTCATAATTACATAAACGAGGATCTGCAATACATATATTTTTTTTTCTTTGTATTTCTTTTATTAATAATCCATTAAAGAAATTTGAAATAAAATCATCATAAAATATATAATTATCTTTATATTTTTCATTATAATAATGTGTTTTTCCACTTCCTGGTAATCCTATAATTATTATTAACATTTTCAATTTTAAAAACAAAAATATTTGTTTTTATTATTTATTTTTATTAATAAACAATTTCTGTTACAATCCATCCATGATAAAATCCATTTGAATAATTAATTAGAATAAATTGAAAAGTATCATTACTATTTTTAAATGTAATTTCATATAAATATTCTTTTATACAACAATTTAATATATTTGTATCTTTTAATAGTTTATCATATTTATAATCTTTAGGTAATTCTATTTGATTAATATTTTTTATTATTTTTCCTACTAGGAAAGAAAAATCTTCTTTATATATTTTAAAATTACTATGAGAACAACAATCACCGATAGCAAATAACATATATTTATATGTATCAGTAATTAATGATATTTCATTAGATTTATTATTTATAACAACTGATTTAATCATATTATCATATTTATAAAAATCAATATACATTATTTATATTAATATATATAGTAAATAAATATATCAAAATCATTTTTTTATATATTTACTACATTTTTTTTAATAATTTATTATTAATTAGAAAAAATACAAAAATAATATTTTTTATAAAAGTATAGTAGATTGTATCCATCCATCATAATAACCATTTGAATAATTAATTAGAAGAAATTGAAAAGTATCATTACTATTTTTAAAAGTCATTTCATATAAATGATGACTAATATATGTATCACGACTATAAAAATGTGTATTTTCTTCACAATTATAATTATCTGGTAAATTAATATGATTAATATCTTTAATAATTTTTCGAATTAAATCTGTAAAATTATTATTATATTTTTTAAAAATACTAAATGAATAACCATCTCCAACAGCTTCAAAATAATATTTATATTTATCTGTATTTAAAATAAGCTTATTATTATTACTATTTAAATCAACATCTGTTATTTGAGAATTATATTTATCAAAATTAATAAACATTTTAGTATTTTATATTGTTTATTTAAAATATTAATATAAATCAGTTTTTTAATAATTTATTATTATTTATATTAAAATACAAAAATATTATATTTTTATAACATTATACTAGATTGTATCCATCCATCATAATAACCATTTGAATAATTAATTAAAAGAAATTGAAAAGTATCATTACTATTTTTAAAAGTAATTTCATATAAATGAGGACTAATAGATGTATCACTACCATAAAAATCTTTATCTTCTTCACATTCATAATTATCCGGTAAATCAATCTGATTAATATCTTTAATAATTTTTCCAATTAAATCTGTAAAATTATTATTATATTTTCTAAAAATACTACATGAACAACAATCTCCAACTGCTTCAAAATAATATTTATATTCATTTGTATTTAAAATAAGCTCATTATTATCACTATTTAAATTAACATCTGTTATTTGAGAATTATATTTATCAAAATTAATAAACATTTTAGTATTTTATATTCTTTATTTAAAATATAATTATAAATCATTTCTTTATATTTTTTTGTTAATTAGAAAAATACAAAAAAATTATTTATAAAGTATAGTAGATTGTATCCATCCATCATAATAACCATTTGAATAATTAATTAGAAGAAATTGAAAAGTATCATTACTATTTTTAAAAGTCATTTCATATAAATGAGGATTAATATATGCATTACCACCATAAAAATGTGTATCTTCTTTACAATGATAATTATCTGGTAAATTAATTTCATCAATACTTTTAATAATTTTTCCAATTAAATCTGTAAAATTATTATTATATTTTCTAAAAATACTACATGAACAACAATCTCCAACTGCTTCAAAATAATATTTATATTTATCTGTTTTTAAAATAAGTTCATTATTATTACTATTTAAATTAACATCTGTTATTTGAGAATTATATTTATCAAAATTAATAAACATTTTAGTATTTTATATTCTTTATTTAAAATATAATTCTAAATCATTTTTTTTATATTTTATAATAATTTTAATTATATATAATATTTATATCAATCCATCCATCATAATTTCCATTTGAATAATTAATAAGAAGAAAATGAAAAATATCATTAGAATTTTTAAATGTTATTTGATATAAATGATTATTTATAGTTGTATTAAAATCAAAATCTTTATAAATATCATCAAAATAATCATAATCAAAAGGAATATCAATTTCATTAATATTTTTAATAATTTTTCCAATTAAAAAAGAAAATTTTTTTAAATAAATTTTAAAAAAACTAGAAGAATAACAATCTCCTATAGCATCAAATTTTAAAGTATATAAAGAAGTTTTACATAAAAGTTGATTAAAATTATTATTAAGATCAATATTTATAATTTCTTCATTAAAATTATTAAAATTAAAATTATAATTATTAGACATTATATAATTTTTATAAATATAATAATTAAAAAAATATATTAAAATCAATAATTTTTTTATAAAAAATAGATTTATTTAAGGAAAATAATTTCCAATCAATTTTATCTTGATTATTTTTAAGAAGAGTAATTGCATTTTTATTCATAGATAATCTACTCCAATCAATTTTATCTTGATTATTTATTAATATATTAATAGCATTAGAATTTTCTGATAATAATTTAAAATTTATTTTATCTAAATTTTGATTAATTAATTCTATAGCATTTTTATTTAAAGAAATACTATTCCAATTAATTTTTTTAGTATTATTTTTAAGAATATCAATTGCATTTTTATTATTACTTAAACAAAAATATTCTATAATATCTGTATTTTCTTTTAAAATTTCTATTGCATTTTGATTTAAAGATAAACGCATCATATCAATTTTATCTAAATTATCTTTAAGAATTGTAATAGCATTTTTATTAGATGATAATAAATTCCAATCAATATTATTAAAATTTTGTTTAAGAAGTTCAATAGCATTTTCATTACAACAAAGATAATACCAATTAATTTTATCAAAATTTTCTTTTAAAAGAAAAACACCATTTTTATTATTAGAAAGATAATTCCAATTAATATTATTTTTATATTTAATAAGTAAAGGAATAGAATTTTTATTTTTAGATAAATTATTCCAATTAATATTAATATTATTATTATTTTTTAATAAATAGTTTAAATAATTTATAGAATTTTTATTATTACATAAATTATTTATATCTAATTTATTATTATTACTTTCAATAAATTTACGCAGTTTATTTACTTTTAAATATTTATTTTCCATTTATAAAAAAATTGATTTTATTTTTATATAAAAATTAAAATTATAGAACTTATTATTCGAATTATGCAACAAGAAATTGATAATAAATATAAAAAACACGAATTAAGAACACATATTTATAATCGTCCAGATATGTATATTGGTACTATACAACCAAATACTATTGATACATATATTGTAGATAATAGTAATAAAATAATAAAAAAACAAATTACTTATATTCCTGGTTTATTTAAAATTTTTGATGAAGCACTTGTTAATGCTATTGATCATTCTATTAGAACTAGAAGTGATTTTAATGAAGGTAAAACAGATGTTATTATTGTTAAAAATATTAAAATTTTAATTAATAAAGCTACTGGATATATCGAAATTTTCAATGATGGTAATGGTATAGAAATTGTTAAACATAGTGAATATCAATTATGGATACCAGAATTAATATTTGGAGAATTATTAACATCATCTAATTATAATGATGATATAATTAGAAATGTAGGTGGTGTTAATGGTTTAGGTATTAAATTAGCAAATATATTTTCAAAAGAATTTACAATTGAAACAGTAGATCATAATACAAAAAAAATTTATAAACAAACATTTAAAGAAAATTTAACAATTAAAGAAAGTCCTGAAATTAAGAGTTGTTATAAAAAACCTTATACTAAAATTACTTTTTTACCCGATTATGAAAAATTTGGATTAAAAGAATTAACTGATGATATGTATGATTTATTTAAAAGAAGAGTTTATGATGTTTCTGCTTGTACTGATACATCAGTAAATGTATATTTAAATGATATGAAAATACCAGTAAAAGATTTTGAAAAATATGTAGATTTATTTTTAGATACAAAAACTATACAACCTAGATTTTATGAAAAACCTAATGATAGATGGGAAATTGTAGTAGCAATTAATACTAGTGGTAATTATGAACAAATGTCATTTGTAAATGGTATAAATACAATAAGAGGAGGTCGTCATATTGATTATATATCATCAGGAATTATAAAAAAATTAACAGATATGGCTTTAGCAAAAAAGAAGAAAATTATAAAACCTCAACATATTAAAGATAATTTATTTATATTTGTAAAATCAACAATAGATAATCCATCATTTGATAGTCAAACAAAAGAAACATTAACAACATTAATTACAAAATTTGGTTCTAAATGTGAATTATCAGAAAAATTTTATGATAAATTATATAAATCAGGAATAATTGAAATAGCATTAAGTGCTACAGAAATAGTAGAACAAAAGAAATTAACTAAAACAGATGGAAAGAAAATTAATAAAATTATAGTTCCTAAATTAGATGATGCAAATTTAGCAGGAACAAAAGATAGTAATAAATGTACATTAATTTTAACAGAGGGTGATTCGGCAAAAACGACGGCAATTGCTGGTTTAAGTGTAGTAGGAAGAGATTATTATGGAGTATTTCCTCTTCGTGGGAAAATAATGAATGTAAAAGATGTTAGTTTTCAAAAAATTTCTGAAAATGTAGAAATTACAGCTTTAAAGAAAATTTTAGGATTAGAACAAAATAAAGATTATACTAGTAATATTTCTAGTCTTCGTTATGGTAAAATTATGATAATGACAGATCAAGATCATGATGGTAGTCATATTAAAGGATTATTATTTAATGTATTTGAAACATTATGGAGTTCATTATATAAATATAATGGATTTCTTACATCATTATTAACCCCAATTATAAAAGTAAATAATAAAGAAACAAAAGAAATTATTTCATTTTATAATATGGGAGATTATCATAAATGGAATGATACAATTATAAATAAAAATCAATGGAAAATTAAATATTATAAAGGACTTGGTACTTCAACAGATGAAGAAGCTAAAGATTATTTTAAAAATATGAAAAAAATTGTATATAAACATACTGAAAATAGTGATGAATATATTAATTTAGCTTTTAATAAAAAAAGAGCAGATGATAGAAAAGAATGGTTATCTAAATATGATAAAACAGAAGTATTAGATTATACAAATGAAGAAATTACATATGAAACATTTATTAATAAAGATTTAATTCATTTTAGTAATCGTAATCTTGAAAGAGCTATTCCTAATATTATGGATGGTTTAAAAGAAAGTACTCGTAAAATTTTATATGCTTGTTTTAAAAGAAAATTATATACAAATGAAATTAAAGTTGCACAATTAGCTGGTAATGTTAGTGAAGTAACAGCATATCATCATGGAGAAAATTCTTTACAAGAAGCTATTATTGGAATGGCACAAATATTTGTTGGAACAAATAATATTAATTTATTATCTCCAAATGGTCAATTTGGTACTCGTATTCAAGGTGGTGAAGATGCATCTTCTTCAAGATATATATATACTTTATTATCTAAATTAACTAGATTAATTTTTAAAGAAGAAGATAATGATATTTTAAATTATTTAGATGAAGATGGATTAAGTATTGAACCAGATTTCTATATTCCTATTATTCCAATGGTTTTAGTAAATGGTTCTATTGGAATAGGAACAGGTTATTCAACAAATATTCCTCAATTTAGTCCAGATGAAATTATAAATCTTTATCTTAATATTATTAATGATATTAAAATTAATATTGGAACTATATTAACAGATGATGATATTCAAAATAGTATAAATCTTATTAGAGATAAAGAAATTAAAACAATTGAACCATATTATTTAGGATTTAAAGGAGAAATTTATAAAAATGATAAAGGAACATATACATCTAAAGGAAATTATAAATGGATTAATAATTCTACATTAGAAATTACTGAATTACCTATTGGAACTTGGACAGAAAATTATAAAGAATTTTTAGAAGATTTAATTACTAAAAATAATCCTCATTTAAAATCATTTGAAAGTCATTATACAGCAAAAACTGTTAAATTTATTTTAAAATTAAGTGATAATGCTAAAGAAGAATTAGATGATAAAATATTAAATGAATTTAATTTAACTTCAAATAAAAATTTAAGTTTAAATAATTTACATTTATTTACAACTAAAGGTAATATTAAAAAATATATTAATATTAATGAAATATTAAAAGAATGGTCTTATACTCGTATTTATAAATATCAAGAACGAAAAAATAATCAACTTAAAAAAATGGAATTAGAATATTTAATATTATCTAATAAAATTAGATTTATATTAGATGTAATTCAAGATAATATTAAAATTATGAATAAAAAAATAAAAGATGTTGAAACACAATTAATTGAAAAAGATTATTATAAATATGATAATAGTTATGATTATTTATTAAGAATGTCTATTTCACAATTAACTTTAGAAAGAAAAGAAGAACTTGAAAAAGAAGTTGCAAAACTTAAATTATTAATTGATGAACTTAAAGAAACTTCTATTATAATTATATGGGAAAATGAATTAAAAACTTTATTAGATGAATGGATTAAACATAAACAAGATATTCTTGAAGATTATGAAAATGATTTAAAAGGTGATTTAAAACCAATTAAAAAAGTAATCCCAAGAAAAAAGTAATTGGATCATTTATACCCCAAAATTCTATATTTTTTTTATTTTTTATATAATATTTCCATTTATATGGAATTATTAATGATTGATTTTTTTCTAATTTTATAACTATTATTCTATCTGTTTCTATTGGATCATTTGAATATATACTTGCTTTATATATAATTATTTCATTATCATCATTTGGATTTATAAATAAATATTTATATTTATTATGTATCCATTTATTTTCATCTTCATCTTCATCTTCATCTTCATAATATATTTTTTTAATAAAATTATAATTAAACCATGATTTAACTAATTTTTCTTTTTCTTCAATATAATCACTTATAACTATTGGTTGTTTTGTATATAATAATGAAAAATTAAAATCTTTTATAGTTGTTTGTAATATTTGTATATTAGAAGGAAATATAAAATAACAAAAAATATAAATTATTATTAAAATTATTATTATTAATTTTAAATTCATTTATTAATTATAAATAGAAAAATTATGAAGAAAAAATCATTTAAAAAAACTGGTGGTAATAATCTTTTAAAATCTGTTATTGGTAATATTGCTGGTCCTATTATTGTAGATAATATTAAAAATGTTGTTGAATTAGGGAAAAAAAAAGAATTATTAGATGAATATAAATTAAAAAAAGATGATGCTGAAAAAAATTATACCAGAATTACTGATTTATATAATAAAGAACAAATAAGTAATGATAAAGGAAAATATTTATCATGGTTAAAAACTACTGTTACATATCCTATATATATATATCAAATATGGAATACTTTTAAAAGTATTTTATCTGGATTATGGGAACTTATTAAATATAGTATAACATTAATTAAAGAATTTGGAGGATTATTATTAAAAGGATTAGGAAAATTAATTCATATATTATTTGATTCACAAGGTGCTCTTTTATCTGTACTTATATTTATTATTATATTAGTTATTATAATTCTTGCTATTTTAGGATTTTTTAATAATAAAGAAAATAAATTTGATTATAATAAATCTTATAATTCTATTAAAAATAATATTAGTTTAAGTAAACCATCACCATATAGTTTATTAGGAGAACAAATATCTAATATTGTTCCTGAAAAATATAGATTACAATTTAATAATTTTAGAAATAGTTTTAATAAATTATTTGGTAATGATTTAATTGGTACTTCTATTAATAATCAAATAAGAGATACTATTTCTAATGGAAGATATGATAGTATTTATCATATTAAGAAAAATGAAAATGAAACAAAAATTTATTTAATTACTCAACCTAATAATATCAAATTAAATATTGATATAAATAATTATCCAGATAGTGATTATTTTAAATTACCTGAAGATCTTAGAAAAATATATAATCCAAAAAATAATACTATTACTATTCCTCCTTCAATAAATAATACTAATGGTAAATATATATATAAATTTGAAAATGCTTATTATGGTAGTAATATTGAAAATAAAGTAAATATTAATAATAGTCCTTTTATAGATATACAAACAAATAATGAAAATTATTATAAAGCAAATAATATACCAATAGATGATTTTATATTTTCTGATAAAGATAATATAAATCCATCAATATTAAAAGAAAAAATGTTTAGTTTTGAAAATGGTAAATATGTATATCCAGTAGATTATATTAATAAAAAAATTAATTAACCTTTTATTAAATAGATTAAATAAATGAGTGATATCTGTAATAATAATTTATATATAAAACCATTAGAAGTATGTTCAGCTAAAGCTTTAGAATTAATATATAAAAAAACAAGTGATGAATTATATAGATACAATTCTAATTATATTTTTGATAAAAAAATTTTAAATTCTAATAATGATATTAATTCTAATTTTAGAAATGAAATTACAAATGAATATATATATAAAAGTAGTAATTTAAAAAAAGATTTATGTTTTCCTATTAAAAATGATAATATAAATAATAGTCCTTATATAGTAAATTGTGTAATAGCAACAGAAAGTCCTTATTTTACATTTGATAAAAAAAATAAATCTTGTAGTATTTTACCTAATATAGAATTACATGAAAATTTACATTTAGAATATGAAAATAATAATACTTATTTATATTATAAAGATAAAAAAGATTTAGAGGGTAATTATAGTTATAGTTTTAAAAATGAAAAAGCTTTTTGTGAAAATAAATGGTATGATTGGATAGTTATACCAAATTATCATTTTGGTAATCAATATGAAAAAGATAGTGGTATATATTCTAAAGAAGATGTTAGAAGATGTTATAAACCTTGTGAAAAAGGTTTTATGCCATATATTGATTTAAATGGTTCAAATATTTGTGTAGAAAAAGAAAAAGTATCAGATGGTCTTTATTTAAAAAAATTAGATTATTCACCAATATCATTAATAAATTTAATAGGTAATTCTAAAAAAGATATTTTATCAGAATTATATACTTTAATAACTTTATTTGAATATAATAATTATACTATTAATAATAATTATATATTAAAAGAAGATACTTTAATTAAAAATATAGATTATAGTAATGATAATAATTATTTTAATAGAGAAATAGATAATGCTTATAATGAAATATCAGATAATATATGGAATAATATTATAGATGAAATTAATTTTGATATTGAAAATTATGAAAATAATAAAAATATTTTAACTTATAAAAATCCATATTTTATAGAAAAAGATGATGATTTATTAATATTAAGATCTCTTTTAAATTATAATATATTATCTGATGCTATTTTAATTCATACATTTATAATATCTTATAAATATTATATATTTATTAATAATGATATTTTTAAAGAAGAAAATTATTATAAAGATAATGTATTAAAAATTGATATTTTAAAAGAAAATAAATATAATTTATTTAATAATTTAGATATTTTATTGAATAATAAATTATCAAATAAAAATAATATTGATAAAAAAAAATATAAACAAAGATTAGCTAATATATTATTTAAATCTATTAATATATGTTATGATAATAAAAGTAATTTTAGTAAAAATATTATTCGTAAAACTAAAGAAGCTATAGAAAAACTTATATCAAATATTAATATTATAGAATATTATTATAAAATAAATAGAGCATATAAAGAAAAAATAAATATATCTTCTATTATTACAAAAAATGATGATTTTATTAATTTACTTAATACTTTAAAAAATATAATTGATAATGGTATTGAAATAATATTTTATGATAAAAATGATTTTACTTCATTTTCAGATAATTTTAAATTTATTAATTATAAAAATAAAGAAAATGATTTACTTAAAATAAAAGAATATATTAATAATAATATTCTTTTTTATAGAATTGAAGATAATGAAATAAAAAATCCTTGTAATACTAATCAAATTAAAAATGATAAAAATACTTGTATTGATTGTGATAAATATTGTAAAATTGATAAAGATGATAATAAAAATACTTGTAAAACAGATTATAAATGTAATATTTTTTGTCCTAATTCTTGTAAATCAAAAAAAGATGAAAATATTATAAATAAATGTGGAAAAACAAAAACAGATAATGATAAATTAAATTTAAAATCTGAAATTAATACACCTATAGAAGAAGATATTTCTTTTTTTTCTAATATTCAACAAGCAATTCGTATGGCAATAAAATTATTTTTTGCTATTATAATTATTTATATTATATATATATGTTTTGATATATTTGGTGAAACAATAAGAAGTATATTAAATACAATAATATATTATTTTACATATTTATATTTTATTATTATTAGTTTATTTAGTTCTAATAAATATTCTGTTAAACATAAAATGGCTGAATATGTTAGAGATAATACAATATATAAATTTGAAAAAGTTAATACAAAAGTTAATAATTTTTAAATATAGAAATAAATTTTTTTGAAGTTATTCTAAAATCTATTATAGGTTTTGTATAATTTATATTATTATAATTATTTTTTTTTTCCCAATTAAGAATTATTTTATTATCTATATCTTTTAATTCTGGTATCCATTTTTTAATATATAAACAATCTTTATCAAATTTTTTTAATTGTACTGTTGGTGAAAAAATACGAAAATATGGTTGACTATCTGTTCCTGTTGATGCACACCATTGCCATCCTCCATTATTAGATGAAGGATCATAATCTACTAATTTTGAAGCAAAATATTCTTCTCCTTTTTTCCAATCAATAAATAAATTTTTAACTAAAAATGAAGCTACAATCATTCTACATCGATTATGTAACCATCCACATTCATTTAATTGTCTCATAGATGCATCAACTATTGGAAATCCAGTATTTCCTGATTTCCATTTTTCAAAATTATCATTATTATTATCCCATTTTATATTATTATATTTTTTTATATATGTATTACCATAAATATAAGGAAAATAAAAACTTATATTAGCATAAAAATCTCTCCATATTAATTCTCTTACTAATCCATGTTTTACATTTAAAGAAAAATATATTTCTCTTATACTAATACAACCAAATTTAATATAAGCACTTAATTTAGTAGTTTTATCTAAATAAGGATAATCTCTTTCTTTATCATATTCTTTAAAAAAATTTTGTTTTACTTTTTTAAGAATATTTAATGCATTAACTCTACCACCATTAACTTTTAAATTTAAATTATTTTTAGGTCTTAAAAAATTAAATTGTTCAATTTTATTATTTTTATTATTTTTTATAAAATTATATTTATCATTATTATTTATTGATATTGGTTTTTTTATAATTGATTTATTATAAAATGGAGTAAATTTAAGATATGGTTTATTATCATTTTTAAGAATTTCTCCTATTTTAAATAATGTATAATCTTCTTCACATATTAATTCTATTTTATTTAAATTACACCAATTTTCTATATCTTTATCTCTTTTTATTGCATATGGTGTATAATCTTTATTAAAACTAATAGCATTTATTTTATATTTTTCTTTAAGTTCATTTAAAATATTTAATTCATTATCTGTATAATAAAAATTTAAAAAAGATAATTCATCTAAACATTCAAATAAAAATTGAACAGCATTAGATGAATAATATTTATTTTTATCTTTATCTATTTGATTTTTATTAAAAATAAATATTGGTAAAATTTTTATTTTTGGATATTTATTTTTTAGTTTATTTAATGATGTATTATCATATAATCGTAAATCTCTTCTAAATATAAAAATATTTATAATCATATTTATAATCATATTTATAAATATATATATAATTATAAATAATATATCATTTATTTAATCTATTTTATAAAAATATATAAAGATTTTTTATATTTAAAATAATTAACAAAATGATAAATAAAATTTTTTTATTTTTATCATTATTTGTTAATTTATCTTCTGAATATGCAATTAATAGTTTATTTAATAAATGGAATTGTATTGCTATAAAAGATAAAATTGATACAAATATACCATATAAAGTAAATATAGGTGATTTATCATTAATTTTATTGAAAAATGATACAAGATTTTATTCTACATATAGTAAATGTAAACATTTAGGTTATGATTTAAATAATGGATATATTAAAAATGGTTGTTTAGTATGTCCTAATCATGGTTTAAAATATAGTGAAAATGAAAAAATTGGTTCTACAATAGAATATCAAGGTAAAATATTTTGGTCATATAAACCTGATAAATTATTACCATATACAATACCATTTTATAATAATTTAAAAAAAATATATATGGAAATTGATATGGATTGTTCTTTAAAAGAAAGTACTTTTTATTTATTAGATTTTAAAAATTCTCAATTAAAATTTTTAAATAATTATTATAATAATAATTATAAAGAATTTTATAATAAAGATAATAGTATTGGATTATTATTAGAAATATGTTTAAATAAAAAAAATATAAGTACATATTATAAATTTAATTATCCAAATAATATTTTACAAAAAATTAATATTGATAAAAATAATAATTTAATTATTTCAATTGATTTATTACCTATTAGTAAAAAAAAAACAAAATGGTTTGTAACTATTTTACATAATAATAAAAATAATGATTATACTGAAAAAATGATTAAAAATAATTTAATAAAAGATAAAAATAATTTATTAAATTATTCTTATTTTAATGAACATATTAATCATTTAAATAAAATTAATAATATGTTTAATAATTATTATATTTATCCTACTATATTTTCATCAATTTTTTTATATAAAGATTTTGCTAAAATTTATACATCATTATAATTTTTTTCAATATTAACATTTATAAATATATTAGATAATTTATAATGTAATATATATTTATGAATAAATAAAGGTATATATTTATTTATTGATATAATTGTACTCCAATTATTTTTATAACGATAATTTATTTTATGATAATCATTTGCTTCTAAAAAAGATTGAAATACTTTACAATTATATTTATGATAATTTTCTAAATTACATAAATAATAATTATTCATTTTTAAATTAATTCATATTTAAAAAATTATTCATTTTTTTATATAAGTATTATTAAATTACTGATTTTATATTATGAATAATTTTAATAATATTATTGTAAGAAATGGTTATGGATCAAATTTTAATATTTTATATTATAATGATAATAAAACATTAATTAAAAAAAAAGCAATTAATAATTTTGCTATATCTAAACTTAAAAATGAAATTAATTTTTATAATTTTATTAAAATAAATAATATTAATTTTAATATACCAATTATATATAATTATGATGATGATTTTTTAATAATTAATTTTATTAATAATACAAATAATAATAATAAAAATTTTAATATAAATATTATTAATAAAATTTTTTATTATCTTAATAATCTTCATAATTATAGTTTTAAATCTATAGATAAAAAATTATATTTAAAATTATTATTTGAAGAAACTATTTTTAAAATAAAAGATAGAATTAAAGAAATTGAACATATTATAAATAATTATAAAAATATTAAAATAAATAATTTTAGTATTTTAACTTTTGATGAAATTATATTAAAATTAGAAAATAAATTAAAATTTTTTACTAATAATTTAAATCAATATAATTTAAATATTATACATGGTGATCCTCAATTTAATAATATTATTATTAATAATGATAATGAAATATTTTTTATTGATCCAAAAGGTAATTTTGGAACATCTAATATTTATGGTATAAAAGAATATGATATTGCTAAAATATATTTATCTTTAAGTGGTTATAATTATTTTGATGATATGATATTTAATTCATTTAATATAATTAATAATAATATTGATATAGAATTTATTAATATTCCAGATTTTAATATTCATAAAAATAATTATAATAAAGAATTAATTATTTATTTATTTATTTCAATTTGGTTAAGTAATGCACATATATTTATTAATCAACCAAATAAAGTTTTATATAGTTATTTTATAGGTTTATATTTTGCTTCAAAATTATTATAATATTTGTTCTAAATTATCAATTAAATATACATCATTATTTTTAAATAAATCTTCATTATTATCTATTTTTATATAAATAATATCTGTAATATTTTTTAAAGCTTCATAACCAGCAATAGTATTTTCTATTCCTATTTTAAATTTTTCATTTTTATAATATTTATTTATAGCTAATTCATAACATTCTTTATTTGGTTTTTTATGAATATAATCTTCTCTAGTAATCCAATTTTTAATTTCTTTTAATATTGAAATTTCATTTTTATATAATTCTACATTATTTTTACTTGTATTAGTAATTATACAAAAATTTATATTATTATTTAATAAATATCTTAAAAATAATTCTGCACCATCAATTAATTTAAGTTCTTTAATTTTATCTTTTAATATTAAATTTTTTTTAGTTTTTATTTCATCACTATAATCTAATAAATTATATTGATTTTTATATTTAAATTCTTCTATAGATAATCCAATTATTTCATTATAACTTTTAAAATGTATATATTCACTATCAACTAAAGTACCATCTAAATCAATCATTAAAAAACAATCTTTCAAATCTTTTGGATGATAAAATTTATTAAAACATTTTTCCATTAAAGTATAAAAATTATAATTATCATAATATTTATTTATATTATATTTATTATCTGATAATGCTGTATCTATTGGTCTATTTGATATTTTATAAGAAGGAATAATATTTGATATTGGTTTTTTAATTATTGATGATATTATATTTAATATTTCATATTTAGTATATTTATCAATTGGATTATAAAAATGATATATTCCTTTATAATTACTTATAATTGCATCAATTATAAAATTAACTAAAATAGGTATATAAACTGGTCTTCTAATAGATATTGCATCTTCTAAAATAATTCCTCTTTTAATTGTTAAATTCATTAGATTTTTTCCAATAGATGTAACAGCATTTTCATTTAAATTTTTATATTTATCTGTAAATAAAACAGGAACTCTTATAATTAAATAATTACTACTATTATTAATAATTCTTAATTCTGAAATTAATTTTGATATACCATAATTTTGTATAGGATTAGTTAAAGAATTATCATAATAAGGAGGATTTTTTCCATCAAATACATAATCAGTAGATATATGTATAATTTTAATTCCTAATTTTGCTAATTTTTCAGTTATATCAATATTAACTTTTTTAATTTCATTCCAATTATTTTCACATTCATCTACAAGTCTATTTACAATACAATTAATTATAATACTATGTTTTTCAAAATTAATAATATCTTCTATAGTATCTAAATTAAATTTATAAAAATTTTTTTTATTAATTATATTATTAAAATATGTATATATATAATTTATATTTAATTCTTCTAATTTATTACATATTTCTCTTCCTAATAAACCACCACCACCACATATTAAAATTTTCATATTGAATTGTTTATATTTAATATTAATTTAGTTGTGCTTATATTAGGTATATTTTCAATTAATTTAATATTTATTCTTGGATGTTTTTTAATAATATCTTCTTTTATATAATCTGTTCCTTTTGTCCAATATAAAGGATTAACTATATTCATTATTTTATCTAATGTTTTTTCATTTTTAATATCTTCTTCATCATATAATATAATATAATCTACATAACTTATTGTTTTAAATAATCTAATTCTATCATTATAATTATTTATTGGTCGATTTGATCCTTTTAATATTTTAACTTGTTTATCATTACTTAAACAAACAAATAAATTATCACCTAATATTTTAGAATTTTTTAAAATTTCTAAATGTCCAATATGTATAATATCAAAACATCCAGATGTTAAAATATTTTTTTTATGTCTTAAATTATTCATTATTAATTCTAAATGTTCCAAATTATAAATTATTTTTTTTTCTTCATTTAAATAAGGAGAAAAATTAATTTTTAATAATTTTATTTTTTCATTATTATTATTTATATTAAAATTAATTATACTTCCTTCTTTATAATATAAACAATTATTATTTATAATTCCTTCTAATAATATATTTATTGAATTATTATCATATATAAATATATTATTAGGTTCTATATTAATAATTTCAAATATATTATCTTTATAATTATCATTAAAATAAAAATAATTATATTTATCTAATTCTGTTGATATTTCTACAGATTTTTCATATCCTATATTTTCTCTATTATAATCATCATTTATTCTATATAAATCGTTTTTATCACTAAAATCTAATATTGAATTAAAAATTTCTATTTCTAATATTGTACTTTCATCTGTAATACATTCTATACTATGAAATTTATTTTTTGGAATATTTATTATATCCATTATTGTTAATATTTTATATTCATCTATTAAATTAATTTTTACACATCCTTTTATTACTATTAATATTGTATCTTTATTAAAATGTGTATGTAAAGATGTTTTATTATTTTTAGTTATATTAATTGTCCATATTCCAATTTTATTACTTTCATAACTTAAAAATTCATATCCCCAAGGTTTTTTACAAATTTTATTTTTATAATCTATTTTATTATTTTTTTCTTTTGAATAATTATTTTTTATATTATTTATTATATCTATATCCTTTTTATTTATTAATAATTGTTCTATTTTCATTTATATAAAGATAAAAAATATACCTTTATATAAAAAATTTAATATATATGAAATTAATTTTTTTTAATGATGCTCATATTGGAGATACATTATTTTGTAAAAGTTTTATAAAACAATTTTGTATACTTAATAAAGATAAAGATATTAGTATTATAGTTTATTATAATTCATTTATATATAATGATATACCAAATTTAAAAATTATTAATATAAGTAATAATAATAATTATAATAATACTTCTTTTAATGGAAATAATGTAAATCCAATGGATTTTACTATTTTTGATAATAAAGAATATTTAAAACATAAATATATTTGTGATAATTTTTTAAAAACTTATAGTTTATATTATTTTGATAAAATTAATAATACTATTTATTTTAAATTATGGATAGGATGTCATTATACACATATTTATAATATTGAATGTTCATATATTGAATGTAATTTAAAAGAATGTAATAATTATTATAATGCAATTATTAATTATTTTAATAATAATTATAATTTAAATTATAATTTAATAGAAAATAATTCTACTATATTACCTACAATTCCATATAGTGATATTTCTAATTTTATTGAATTTAAAAAAAATAAAAAAATTATATTTTATTATAATTTTTATCCTAATTCTTCACAATCTTTTCCTAATATTAATCATGATATTATTATTAATCATTTAGCTATAATATTTCCAAATTATTATATATGTTCTACAGCTAATAATAATTGTAATTTATCTAATGTATTATCACTTGAAAAAGATTTTAATATTATTAAAACTATTGATTGTAATAATATATCTAAATGTCTTCATTGTGCTATATTATGTGATTTAGTATTTACATTTGATATAGGAGCTTGTTTTTATTTTTTAAGTAATGATTTTAATATTAATTTTAAAAATAAATGGTTTCATTGTAGTAATGTACCAGTTTATTTTTATAGAATTAAACAATATATAGATAATAATAATATTAATTATATTAATATAAATAATAATAATGATTTTATTAATATTATTAATCAAATTAAATTACAATCTATAGAATAATTTAAACAAGATTTAAAAGTTTTTCTATGTAATCTATGAATACCATATTTTTCTATTGCTTCTCTATGTTTTTTTGTAGCATAACCCATATTATTTTTTAAATCATATTTATGTAAATCTGGTTCATTTTCAAGAATTTTTAATATTTCATTATCATGAAAATCTTTTGCAATAATTGATGCAGCAGCTACATTTAAATAAATACTATCAGCTTTAGGAATACATTCATATTCTATTATATCATTATCTTCATTTATAGGAATAATAGGTATAAAATAATTTCCATCAACAATAATTTTATTAAATTTTGTTTTTTTCATAACTTCATATAATGCTATATGCATTGCTTTTATTGATGCTTGTAAAATATTAATTTTATCAATTTCATTAGGTGTTATAATTCCAATACCATAAGCTATAGCATTTTTTTTAATATATTCAGATAATTCTTTTCTTTTTTTAAATGAAAGTTTTTTACTATCTTTAATTTGAAGATAAATATTATCAGGAAATATTTCTGGTAATATTACTGCAGATGCTATAACATTTCCAAATAATGTTCCTCTTCCAACTTCATCAACTCCTACAGTAGTTATAGGAGTTAATTTATATGAATTCATTTATTTAATATTATAATTAATAATTTTATTATTTATCAATTTTTTATTTAATGATATAAAAAATGAGTTTAAGATTATCATAATTATTATTAATAGTTATATTTAGGATGGATGATGATTTATTATATAATTTTAATAAAATATTATTAGATAAACGAGATGAAATATTAGAAATTGCTAATAATAAAAAAAGAGAAATAAAAAAAATGAGTGATGTTAATAAAGTTAATAGAGATATATCAAATACTATTAACAGACTTAAAGTTGAAAATGAAAAGAAAATTAGAAATTCAGCAAGATATAAGAAAAAAGAAACTATATAATAATAATTGTATTATTAAAATGAAAAATAATAACTATGAAAATGATAATAAGTTAATTGAAAATGAAATTCTTAAAGAATTATTAAAAAAACCTTTAATTAAACAAAGAAGTCCAGAATGGTTTAAATTAAGAGAAGATAAATTAACAGCAAGTGATTTATATGATGCTATTAAAAATCCTCTTAGTTTAGCTAAAAGAAAAATTAAAGGTTCTTCATTTAATTCTAGTTCAATTCCTGCTCTTAAATGGGGAACAATGTTTGAAACAATGGCTATTCGTATTTATTCTAATTTAAAAAATAAAAAAATATATGAATTTGGTTTAATTATTAATGATGATATTAATAATTTTGGAGCATCTCCTGATGGTATTACTGAAGATGCAATTATGATAGAAATTAAATGTCCATATTCTAGAAAAATTAAAGATAATGATATTCCTGAAAAATATTATTATCAAATACAAGGACAATTAGCTGTATGTAAATTATCTAAATGTGATTATATAGAATGTGAATTTATTTGTTTTGAAAATGAAGAAGAATATTTAAATAATATTATTGATATTGATAATTATTTACATGGAATTATTGCAGAAAAAAAAGAAAATAATGAATATATTTATTCATATTCTACAGATAAACAAGATGGTGAAATAAATATTATTGAAATGAATAAATATAAATATAATAATTATAAATTAAATTATTGGAAATTAAAATTAATTAATATTCAAGATGTTTCTTTTGATAAAGAATATTGGAATAATTTTATTATTCCTAAAATAAATAATTTTCATAATATTTATATTAAAGAAAAAGAATTACAAAATCCTATTAAATTATTTATTAATGATAATGATTAATAAATATTTGTTGAAATTATATTTGATATATAATTTTCACTATCATAAATTGTTGGTAATGCTAATTTTATATCTGTTAATTTAACTCTAACATTTGTATTAGCTCTTATAATTCCTATTGTTTTTAATATTATTTTTTTTTCATTTAATATACCTTTTTGTATTAATAATGAAGATGTTATATCACTATTTATTATTTCAATATTAGTATTATCAGTATTAGCTAATTCATATATATCTATATTCATTGATTTATTAATTGGTATATCATATGCTGATTTAAAATTTATAATTATTGTATTTGGATTTGTTCCTGTAGATTTAATTATAGTATATATTCCTGTTATTAATTGTGATATATTATTTAATTTTATAATATCATCTATATTATATTTATATGTATTATATATTTGATTTAAATCTTGATTATTTTTATCATATATTTGTTTATTATCATTAAATTTAGCATTATTTGTTAAAAAATTCACATTTTTTAAATAAACATTACTATCATTTATATAAATACCTGCTTCTTCATTATTACCTCCTAAATATATATTATTTGAATTTAAATCAAATCTTGCTAATACTTTTTGTTTATTTTTATTATAAATATTTATATTATCTATATTATTATTTGGAACTGCACTTGGATATATATCAAATGTTCCATTATTTATATTCATATCTATACAATTACTATTATTGATATTATTATCACATATTCTCATAATATTAGTTGTATCTGTTTTGATTGTTATACCAGAAACTGCTGTTACATTTCTTAATAAATTCATTGATAAATTTGGAACAACATCAAATCTATAATTATATAAAGCATCATTTATATTTGAATTATTACTTCTAAATTCAAAAAATTGTTTTAAACTTCTATCTAAATTTGTTATATTATTATTATTATTTATATTACTATTTGTTAATGATGATACATTTGATGATATTGATGTAATATTATTATTAGTATTAATAACATCATTTGAAATATTATTAATTTTAGTAGTTAATTTTAAATCTACATCATCAATATTATTTGTATTAGTTTTAATACTTGTATTAAGACTTGTAGTTGTAGTATTTATATAATCTTTTGTTTTATTAAAATTATCATTAACATTGTTTTTATAATTAATATAATTATTATAAAAATGAGCAATTAATATATATGCCAAAAATAAAACTATAATTATTACAATTATTATAAGATTAATATAAATATCATTCATAATTATTATCTATCAATTAATTATATATTTATTATTTTAATATCTGGATCTATAAAATGTTCTTTTACTAATTGTCCACCATCCATTAATTTTATAATATTATTTTCTTTTCCATTATTTCCTCCTTGATTATTTTTTTTTTTATCATCTTCTTCTTTATCATCTTTTTCTTCATCATCTTCTTTTTCATCATCTTCTTCTTCATCATCTTCTTCTTCATCATCTTCTTTTTCATCATCTTCTTCTTCATCATCTTCTTTTTCATCATCTTCTTCTTCATCTCCTTCTTCTTCACTACTTTCTACTTTTCCTCCAGTAGTTTTTTCTTCTTCATCTTCTTTTTCACTATTATCTTCTCCTTCACCTCCTTTTTTCTTTTGTTTTTTATTTTGAATATCTTTTTCTATTTCTTCAGGTGTTTTTTGTAAAATTAATAAAAGTTCATCTTTTGTTGCTGATGCTTTTATTGGATAATTTGGATATTTATCTTTTATTTCTTTTTTAAGTTCATCTTTAGTTTTAATTATTTTTTCTTTTTTAGGTTTTTCTTCTTTTTTAGGTTTTTCTTCTTTTTTAGGTTTTTCTTCTTTTTTAGGTTTTTCTTCTTTTTTAGGTTTTTCTTCTTTTTTAGGTTTTTCTTCTTTTTCAGGTTTTTCTTCTTTTTTAGGTTTTTCTTCTTTTTCAGGTTTTTCTTCTTTATTTTGTATTAATTTTATTAAATCATCTTTAGTTTTTGTAGTTAATCCTTTCATATTTGGATATAATAATTTAACTTTTTCAATTAAATCTTTTTTAGTAAGTTTATTATAATCTTGTTTTTTATCTTCTTTAATTATTGGTTCTTTTTTAATTTTCTTTATAGATTTAATTTCTTTATATTCTATATTTTCTATATCATCATAATTAATATCTATATCATCACCTAAATCTTCTTCAGTAGGAATATCAACATAATCACAATTAAATCTCATTTGAACACCCATAGCTTCAAATTCTTGTTTTAATAATTTCATAGTATATGGAGTTTCAATTATATTAATTTCATTATTACCACAATTAGTACAAAAACTATTTTTAATTTTATCTGAATAAATTGGAATTATACCACAAGTTTTACAAACACACCATCTATATTTATCAGATCGTTCCATCATACTTTCTTTTATAAATCTTGAAATACCATGACTAATTAAACTATCTCTTTCCATTTCACCAATTCTTAATCCACCTCCATTTCTTCTACCACCAGTAGGTTGTCTAGTTAATTGAACTTTAGCACCAAAACCTCTAGCATTAATTTTTTCAGCAACCATATGTTTTAAACGGAAATAATAAGTTGGTCCAATAAAAATTTCAGTATTAATTTGTCTACCAGTTTGTCCATTATATAAAATTTCATTACCATATTTATTAAAATTATTTTTTTCTAAATTATCATAAATAGCATTATAATCTAAATTAATATAAATTGATCCATCACCTAAAAATCCTTCTAAACAACATAATTTAGCATATACACATTCAACAAGATGTCCAATTGTCATACGAGAAGGAATAGCATGAGGATTAACAATTAAATCAGGTCTAATACCATCTTTAGTAAAAGGCATTTGTTCATCAGGTAAAATCATACCAATAACACCTTTTTGTCCATGTCTAGAAGAATGTTTATCTCCAAATTCTGGTTTTTTAATTTTTAAAAATCTTACTTTACAAACTTTTGTATCATCATCTAAAGTTTTAGTTCCTAAATATACTTTATCAATATGACCATAATAACTTTCATCAGTTGTTATAGAAACATCAGTATATGTAGTTTCTTTAATTTGTTCTATAAATAAACCTTTTTTAACTTCTTTATAAACATCTTTAACTAATACCATACCAATAACAATAGCAATTTGACCTCTTGGTATATAAGAACCTTCTTTAATAATACCTTCATCATCAATAAGAGAATAATTAGCATGTTTAATACCATTAATTTTAATACCTTCATTTCTCATTTTAATAGGATTAGCAAATATAATTCTTTCATATTGAGAAACTTTTTTAGAAGTAGCAGTAATAGATTTATAATAAGATAAATGAAATAATCCTCTTTCAATAGATTTTTTATTAATAATAAGACTATCTTCTTGATTAAAACCTGTATATGTCATAATAGCAACTATTAAATTAGCACCATTTGCCATAGTATCACTACCAGTATATTGTGCATGTCTTGTATTAATAATAGCTTTTTGAGGATAATGTTGAATAAAACCAAAAGTATCAAATCTTTTATTAAAATTAGTAGCATATATACCAATAGCTTGTTTAGTTTGTGCTGCATGAAAAACATTTCTAGCAGATTGATTATGATTAGACATAGGAATATTTGCAGTAACAACACTTAACATAGTAGAAGGATGAATTTCAAGATGAGTATGAAAATTATTAATATTTTCTTTATACATAGCAATAAAACAATTATCACTTTCTTGAGGATCAATATATTCAATAACAGCACCTTCATTTTCAAGTTCTTTTAAAATTTCATCATCATTCATTTTACTAAAATCTTTATTTTCAATTTTAAGTATTTTAGGATTAATATATTCATTTTTATAATAAATTTCTTCACTTCTTTCTTTTTTTGAATAATTATTATATTTTCCAATTATCATATCAAACCAATTATCATAATTATTTTTAAATATTTTACTTTCACTATTTTTAATAATAATTAAAGGTCTTACTGCTCTTCCAGCTTCAACAAAAATTTTTATATCATTATTCATATTATTCCAAGAAATAGATGTTAAAATATTAATTAAAGCATTTCTTTTATAAGCTCTTAATGTTCTAACAATTTTTATAGGATCATTAGTAATACCAAACCAAGTATTATTAACAAAAATTTTAGTAATATTTCTATCTATTTTTAAATTATAATTTTCAATTGGTATAACTCCAATATCAATTAAACAATTTCTTATATATTCTGGATTTGTTCCTGCAGTTACTTTAGTTAAAAAAGCTAAATTTTTTAAATATCCAACTGCTGCACCATCAGGTGTTTCAAAAGGACACATTATACCCCATTGATGACAATGTAATTTATGTGGTGCAGTTACTTTAATAGTTCTATCTATAGGCATATTAACACGTCTTAAATGAGAAAGAAAACCGATATAACTAATACGAGATAAATCTTGAACTCTACCAAGTTCAGGATCATCATCAGTTTCTAAACCCCATCTACCTTTTAAAGATTTAGCAAAAGTATTAGCAATTAAAACAACAGGTATTAATTTATAAATATTATCTTTATTAATAAAATTACTAAAATTTTGTGTATTTTTCCAAGCACCAAAATAATAAAAATTATCCATAGTATCTCTAATAGTTTTTCTTAATTTCATATAAGCTTCTTGAAAAAGTTCTGCTAATAAAAATCCACTAATATTTATTCTTTTATTAAAATAATTATCTCTATCACTTTCTTTTTTAATTTTTAATGCAACATCTATAAATTCTTTTGTTAAATAACCTAGATATTTTCCTTTATTTTCAAAAATATTTATATTAGGAAATATATCTGCTGCAAAAATATATTTTACATGATCTATTGTTTTATATTTTGTTCTAAATTTAAGATAATTTAAAGCTTCTTCTTGTGTATAAATATAATATTTTTCTCCATCTTTTTCATAAAAATTATTATAAATTGATGGTCTTATAAAATTACTAAAATATTTTTCTTCTATTTCTGTATTATTTATACCAAATATTGTTTCATATATATCTTTATCACTTTCTATTCCTAATGCTCTAAATAAAATAAATATTGGTATTTTTCCTTCTATTGATGGTAAACTTACATAAATAGCTCCTTTATTATCTATAAATTTTTCAGTTATATCATCACTATTTTTAACTAAATAAAATTCTATTGTTCTTGGTGCTAAAACTGTTTCTCCAATTTCTCCTGCACATTTAATTTTTCCTTTATAACTAAAATTATCATCATCTTTTAATTTTCCTGTTATTAAACAATTATTTGTTTCCGATTCTTGAGCTACTATTACTTTCTCTTTTCCATCTATTATAAAATAACCTCCTCCATCATATATACATTCTCCTAATTTTTGAAGAACTTTATTACCATTTCCATTTAATACACAAATATCTGAATGAAGCATTATTGGTATACTTCCAATTGCTACATTTTTTATTGTATTTGTAAATATTTCATTATCTTCATTTATTATTTCTATTAATACATTTGCATATATATGTGTTTCATATGTAATACTTTTAAGTCTTGCATCATTTGGAGTTATAAGTTTTTGAATACCATTTTCATATGTTATTGGATGATCTATAAAAAGTTCATCTGTATTTTTTCCTCCTATATATACATTTGCTTTCATTATAACATTTTGTTTTTTTTCATCTAATTTAATCATCGTAATAGGATTATAAGATTTTATAGTTTGAGGAATATATGTTTTAATTAATTGACGATAACTATCCAAATGATGATTAGTAAATGGATATTTATGGTCTTTAAAATATAAATCTAATATACGCCAATCGTTCATTATTTAATATAAGATAAAAAAATAAAAAACAAAATTTAATTTTATACCTTTAATATATTTATAAAAAAATAAAAAAATTGAATTAAATAATATTAATTATATTAATAGCAATATAATTTATTTTTTTCAAAAATGGAATTAAATAAATTATCAAAAACTGAACTTTTAATTAAATGTGAAGAACTTAAAATTATGAAATGTAAATCTAAAAATAAATGCGAATTAATTGATATTATAAATAATAAATTAATAAATAATAATGAAATAAATCATTTAAAACCATTAATTAAATGGAGTGGTGGTAAAAGTGATGAAATTAAAATATTTTTCAAATATTTTCCAAAAGATTTTAATATATATATTGAACCTTTTATTGGTGGTGGTTCAGTATATTTTTATTTAAATCCTATAAATGCAATTATTAGTGATATTCATACTGAATTAATTGATTTTTATAAAAGTATAAAAAAAGGAAAAGGTCAAGAAATTTATGATTTTATGAAAGAAACTCCAAATGATGAAAACACATATTATAAAATTAGAGATAATATGGAAATTAATAGTGAATTAGATAGTGCTAAAAGATTTTATTATGAAAGAAAAACTTGTTTTAGAGGTATGTTAAGATATAATAAAAATGGAAAATTTAATATACCATTTGGTAAATATAAAACTATTAATTATAATGAATTAATAAATAAAGATTATGAAATTTTATTAAATAGAACAGAAATATTAAATAAAAGTTTTGAATATATATTTGAAAATTATAATAATGAAAATAATTTTATGTTTTTAGATCCCCCTTATGATAGTGAATTTACTGATTATGGTTATTGTCAATTTGGTAAAGAAGAACAAAAAAAATTAGCATTATTTTTTAAAAATACAAAAATTAAATGTTTAATGATTATTGGAAAAACTAAATTTATAGAAGAATTATATGAAGGATATATAATTTCTGAATATGATAAAAAATATAAATTTAAATTATATAATAATCGTATTGGTAATGAAATTAATACAAAACATTTAATTATTAAAAATTATTAATTAAATCTTAATTTTATTTTATTTCCTATTTCTCTAAAATATAAATAATAATCATTTTCATCCCAATATATATTAATTATATTTAAAAAATCTTCCATATGATCTATTTTTATACCACCATTTTCAAATGTTTTTATATTTGAAAGTCCTGCTTTTAATATATTTCTATTATATACACTCCAATTTAAAATTCCACAATTAATAGTATAATTTAAATATTTAGATTTTAAAGATTTTTCAATTTCATTACATTTTGATATAGTTGCTGGTATTTTTTCTGTATCAAGTTCAATATTTCCTTTTAATTCACGATAATATATAATTTTATTAATTTCATCTTTAAATATTAAATCTACATCTCTTTTTTTATCATTTATTAATTGAACACCACAAATTAATAATTCAAAATTTTTATTTGTTTTTATTAATTCTTTTGACATAAATTCACCAAGTCGACCTATTTTTATATTAATAGATTGTTCACTAGCTTTTTTATCATATAATAAATATGATATAGAACCAGGTTTAGTATATGTTAAATCATATTCTAATACTTTATCAACCCAGTTTATACATTTTTCTTTTATATTTAATATACAAAGATCATTCATTATTTATATTTATGTTATAATAAATATTTAATGATAAAAAATAATTCAATTTTTAATTATTATAATATACAAAAAACAAAAACAATATTTATTTCTTTTTATATTTTTCATCATCATTTAAGATGGTAGGAACGGGTATAAACCATTAAATATTAACATCATCAATTAAGATGGTAGGAGAAAGTCGTATCAAAAAGGTCAAACATATTTGTGTTGTTAAATTAGGGTAAGATAAAATATATATTTAATAAAAATGTCATTTTTTTATTAAATTATAAAAAAAATAATATAAATAAATTTTTTTATTTAAAACAATTATTTTTAATTATTATAATATAGAAAAACAAAAACAATATTTATTTCTTTTTATATTTTTCATCATCATTTAAGATGGTAGGAACGGGTATAAACCGTTAAATATTAACATCATCAATTAAGATGGTAGGAGAAAGTTGTATCAAAAAGGTCAAACATATTTGTGTTGTTAAATTAGGGTAAGATAAAATATATATTTAATAAAAATATCATTTTTTTATTAAATTATAAAAAAAATAATACAAATAAATTATTTTTTATTTTAAACAACTATTTTCATTATTATAACAATATACATAATTTTCTTTTTTTTTAAAATTCATATTTAATAAATCTTCTGAATTTGTTTTTAATATTAAAGCTTTTTCTTTATTTATTAAATCTTTAAATTTACTATTTGTAGCATCAAAAAAAGAATTTCCATAAATTATTATATCTCCATTATCATCATTTAATAAAATACTAAAAGGTTCTTTACATTCATCACAATTATTAACTAATGATGGTATATTTTCTAATATTGAAATAGATTTTTCATTTTTATTATCATCAATAAATGAAACTAATATATCATTTCTTTCAAATCTTATTCCAGTAGGATTTAAAATATTCTTTTTATTTAAAAAATATATAGGTAATTTTGTTTCGACATTATAAACAAAAATAAAACCATTATTATTTATAGTTAATGCATATTTATTATTAATAGAAAATAATTTATTATTTAATTCTAATCTATCACCTATATTTAAAATATTATCATTTGATAATAATTTACGTCCCCAAGGCATATAAATAATTTTATCTTCTTTTAAATTTTCTTTATATATATATAAAGAAAAAATAACTTCAGGAATTCCAGGATAACCTTTATTAATAATAGATAATTCTTTTATTATATTTTCACTATAATCTTTAGAATAATGATTTAATAGTGTACGTTCTATTTTTTCTTCTATTTTACCTTCAGAATTAATAATATTTACTTTAATATCTCTATTTATATCATTTAAATTTGTAGAATATCCTTCTTTTATATATTTATTTATTATTGATATAATTAAATCAACAGGTGATTTATATTTATCTATATTATCTTTATAATTATTATTAGTAATTTCTTTATTTTGTGAAATTTTATATTTTATATCTGTATATGTACCTAAACTATCTTTTATTTCTTTTATTGAATATGTTTTTAAAAAATCAATTATATCAACATTATCTTTTTTTCCATATTTTACATTACATATATATCCATTTGTTTTAGATAAACATTTATTAGGTAAATATGGTGAATATTTTGTAGCATTTTCATTATTTATAGCATCATCATTAGAATATTTAGGAACTAATCTTTCAATATCTTCACCTATTTCTGAAACACATCCTCCTTCAAAACATAAATTAATTAAATCATCATATAATGTAAATTTTTTTTTATCAACTTCTTTTAAACTATTTATAATAGTATTTATACTTTTTTCATTAAAACCAAAATTTTTTAATTTATTAATAAATTCTTTATCTATTCTTGATGTTCTTTCAAAATTTAAAAAATAATTACTATTTATTAATGTATAAAAAAATTTACTAGAATTTAATATATCTCTAAAATTTGTTATATATTTATAATTTTGTGTTAAATAAGGAATATATAATAATAATTTTATATTATTATTGAATTTAAAACTATTTATAAGACTTCTATTATATTTATCTATTTCTTTTTGTGTTTGTAATCCAGAAGTAAAATATGATTTAAAATAATCAATTATTGCTAAAGCACCTATTTTATTTGTTTCTATTTTAGAATTTCCTAATTTAGATTCGCCAAAAGGCACATGAATAAATATTTCATTATCTAAAATACTTTTATTATAATCAAGAACTCTACTTATTAATATAAATATAGGCATTGGTATTTTTATTAATTTTCCATTATTTCCTTCATTTAATTTTTTAGAAATATTATCTATTATATCATTAATTTTTGTTTTAATTGTTTCTAATTTTGTAGCAGTAAAAATTTCTTCTATAAATAATGATTGTTTTGGAATATGAATTTTATTTATATTATATTGTTCATTTGTTAAAAAAACGCATCTTATAAAATCTAAATTATTTAATTTACTTGGTTCTGTTTTATTTTGAATACAAGAAGTTTTTTCACCTTCCATTACACTAATAAAAATAACTAAAATAAATAATTATAATATTTTATATAAAATATATGAAATATTATTATAAATAATATAATTAAAATAATTATTATTGAATTAAAATAATTATTAAAAGTATTTAATTTATTTTTTAGTATTTCATCTATATTTTTATTATTAATAAATAATAAATCAAAATTTTTTAAATTTAAATTTAATGTTGAATTGTAATGTAATAATAATTTATTATAAATATTTATTATATAATCATGAATATGTATAGTATTTCTTTCTTTTATATTAAAATAATTATTTATTTCTTCAATATTTATTAAATAATAAATATCTGATTGACTTGTATATATTATATTAAATATTACATCATTTATTTTTTTTTGATTTTGTTCATCTATAATTGATATTTTTTCTTCTTTATAAGTATTATAATTTTCATGTATATAATTATGTAATTCATTTGTATTATCAATTTTTATAAATATATATTTTTTTAAAATTAAATAATCATTATCATATATATCTATATATTTTAAAATATTATTATTTTTTATTAAATTATAACTAAATTTATGTATATTATCATCTATTATATTATCATTATATTTAATATTTTTATTTATTTTTAATAATGTATTATAAAAATTTATTAAATAATTATTATTTGTATCAATAAAATCTAATGGTTGTATTATATTATTATAATTAACATTATTTATTAAATAATTTATTAATTTATCATTTATTATTTTTAAAATTTTATCTCCTTTTATTTTTTTTTCAAATTCTTCAATATCTATTATATATATTTTATTATTAGATAAAAATTGTTTATTATAAATTATATTAATATAATTTTCATGATATTTATCTAAAAATTCATAAATTATTTTATAATCATTGTTATTATATTTTTTATTACAATAAAATATAATAAATCCTTTTTTTATATTAATATTAGTATTTCTATTTTTAATATTAACTATTCTTAATTTAGGTATTATTATTTCTACATTATTATTATTATAATTTATAATTTTATTCTCTTTTAAAAATTTAATTATAACTATTCCTTCTGCACCATTATCTCCTATCCCATATCCACCATATCCACCTGATCCTCCTGAACCAGAATTACTTACTGGTGCTATTTTAGTTCCTGAGGAATTTAAATAACCACCTACTATAACACTATCTAATTGACCTCCTAAACCATTTTTTGTATTATCACCCCCACCATTATAATAAAAAGTTCCTCCACCACCACCATAATAATCATTAATTCCTTTAATATTTGTTTTTATTGCATTACCTCCACTACCAGCTATTATGGCATTTGGTATTGTACCAACACTACCACAACCACCTCCACCTCCACCCATAAAATAATTAGTATTATAACTTCTTCCACCATTTCCACCAGCAAAACCTATTCCATTTGAAGTTATTGATGATCCTCCTAAATA